TGTAGAAATCGTAAGATCCGCGACGGAATCCTGAGAATCCTAAGTTTAAAGCCATATCTTCGTTGTTATCGAATACACCATAAGATGTACCACCAGCACCGTATGAATTCATAGAAGCAAGCATATCGTCAATAGCTAGTGATGTAGCACGGTTAACGAATAGCATGTTCTCTTCAATAGCGCCCTGTGAATCAAACTCAGCAAGGATAGCATCAAACTCAGCTAGATCAGTAGCAGCGTTAACACCAGTAATACCTGATGACATATTTCCACGATTTTCAATCGCAGAGAATAAACCTTCAGTACCTACTCTGTCAGCACCACCAGCTTGAGATCCAGCTAAGATATCAGCTCCATCAACCTCTGATGTAGCAGCGTTCTTTTCAGCTTCAAGTAAAGCCATCTCTAAGTAGTCGTTGAAACGAGCACGAGTGTCAGAAGCAGCCTTTAGGTACCATAGGTATCCAGATGCTCCGTCTTCAGATGCTACTTCTACCCAACCTACACGAGACGCGTCAGAACCAGAAACCTCATAGTAATCCTTCATGATGATAGGCTTGTTAGAGAATGTCTGGAACGAAGGCTCGTTAGCACCGCGTTGCTCTACAGCAGTAGAACCACCAGCGATACCTCTGTAGCTATCGCCTTTACCGTACTCAGAACCGTAAACTAAACAAGTAGTTCCTTTTGAAGTAGTATCCTGACTAATAGCAGTACCATCATAAGGCTCAATATCAATAACAGCATCAGCTACAACTGTAACTAGACACTTGAAAATACCTTGAGCATTAGCAATGATAACAGTATCGTTTACACGGATACCGTGGTTAGCAGCTGTAAAACCAGATGTCTCGTCGATATCAGATTCAACAGTAAATTGCGCTACAGTAGCAGAACCACCTGAGTAAAGTGCCGCACCAGCACTATTTGAATTAATGTTACCTTTGTATGAAAGGTGTAGTCTACCTTGCTCAGACCAAATAACTTGATCAGCTGTCATAGACTCTTCAGCTCCAACTTGTGAAAGGAAACCTGAGATAGTTCTTGGTCCGAATACCTCTGCTTCTTTCTCCATTAGATCTGGAACGTATTGTTGTCCCCAACCAGTTGCTGTGTTGAGGTCTAAGTAGTTTGTAGATAGTGTCGCTTTCTCAGCAGCTGGCACACTATTTAAACTACCTCCTGCAGTAATTGCCATTTTTTCTTAATTTTTTAATTTTTATTTCTTTTAAATTTGAACTTTAAAGAATCTGAATCATCACCTAGCACTCTAACCTTATAACCACTTTTTGGTTCGTTTTGTGTAGACCTTGCGTTGGTGTTAACATTTTTTGCTCTTGCTACTGTATCTTTAATAGCATCAGCTTTACCTTGCTCATAAAAGTGTTGAGCCACGGCGTCTGCGTTCATTGCTGTGAATAAACCTTTGTGATAGCCTTTAGCGTCTTCCATTGTGTTATCATTTTTGTTCAAAAACCTTTTGACAAAATTACTAATATCACTTTGCTCTTGCTTCACTTTGTCTACATCGCTAACATTGAATCTGTATCTTTTATCTCCGACGTTGTATTCAAAACCTTTGAATTTGTCATTAAAAACCTGTTCGGTTTTTTTATTAAAAGTTACTTGCTGCTGTTCAACAATTTTACTTGACTCTTTCGATTCTTTATTGTATCGATTGAAAAAATCTATAGCCTTCTGCTGCTCAGCAGTGAGGTTGCTTCCAGCTTTAATTTCTTCGTAGTATTTAGACTTTTGCCTGTCTAAGTAGGCTTTGGCCTCGGCAACTTGCTCTTTGAGGGCCAGTTTCTTTCTTTTAATATCTTTAGCTTCATCTAGCTCTTCGTCATAAGAGAATTTATCTTCTAATAAAAAATCTACTTCATCCAAAGATAGATGCGGTTTAGTTCTTTGATAATACTCACGTAGCGCGTCTTGATCGTCTATATCTTTAACGTCTCTGTTTAAACGAACGTAATCTTCTAAGCTACCACCAGTCTCTTCCATAAAGTTTACTAGCTTCTGAACATTTTCAGGTAGTGGTTTACCAGTAGCCTCTGACTCATCAAGAGCCTCCATGACCTCTTCTTTAGTCACAGTATCTTCATCAGTAACTTGTTCTAGTACTGGTGTTTCTTTTTGTGTTTCTCCTTCCGGTTGTACTTCGTCTTCACCTTGTGCGGGCTCGGAGTTTTCATTGCTTCCAGCCACTCCTGCGTTGTCAGTGTTGTTTTCTTCAACTTCATTAGTTGGTGGGTTTGATAAATCTACTTTGATAACGTTTGGGTCATCAGCGCTTTTAAATTTACTTAGGTCTTGTTCTACTGTTTCTTCTACAGTGTTTTCTTGCTCTACCTCTTGGATTACCTCCTCAAGGTCTGTTTGGTTATTTTGTTCCATGATAAAATATTATATAATTAATTACCTATTTGTGGATTGAAATCACTCAATCTCATACCGCCTTCAAGTATATCATTACCTGAAGATTCAAACTTTTTAGTGTCTGCTTTCATTTTTTCTCGTCTATCTTTACCTTGTTCTTTCATGCCCTCTATTTCTTTATTGTCTTGACGAGACATTTGTTGCATCTGCATATTTAAGTCAAACTCAAATTGCATCAACTCTTTTTTGACAGCCGCTTCCTCTCTCAAGTGTCTTAGCTTAGCTTCTGCTCTAGTAGTTTCTAACTTTAATTCTTCTGCAGTTTTTGCCTGATTTTTTTGTATCTCAGCTTGAGCAGCGGCTTGTTGAGCTTGCGCATTTGCTGCCGCTTGCGCCTGCATGTTTTGTTGTTGGATTTGTTGGTCGCGATCTTGTTTCTTTTTACGTTTAATTTTTAACAATTGATTTGCTAGCTTAACATTGCGAACGTCTCTAAGATCTATAGCATCGTCTAAATCTATTAACTGCTGAGCTAGAGCTGTTTGTATATTATTTTCAAGCATTTGTTTTTCTTGCTCATCAGGCTCTAGTTCTATAAATATGCCAAAATCATATAAGTATAGCTCAGATATATCTGATAATGTTGCTATATTTTGAGCGCCAACAGCTTGTACGAAAGCATCTGCAGTTGGAGAATATTCTAATATATCAGATATTCTTAGCGATAACGCCTCTGCTGTTTCAACAGTAAGATACATAGAGCCAAGAAGAATATGCCTAGTAGCTACGTTAGAGTTTGCAGCGGCTAGTTTTTGTACACCAACCAAAGACTTAGGATCTGGTAGACTAGCGTCTCTAGCTTCATTAAGACCTGTTACGTCGCGGATCATTTGCAAGTAGTAGTTGTATGTATTTATTAAACTACCAATTTTGTCTTGCCCAGCGCTGTTAGCAATTTGCTGAATAGGTACTTTACCTGGGTTTTGATCGCCATCTGAAGTAAAGCTTCGACCTATTACACTACCTGTTTGGAAGAACATGTTAAGCGCTTCTTGCGGGTTGTAGTTTGTGCCGTTGCCTAAATCAACTTCAGCAAGACCATCTGCGTCAAGGTATACTCCATCGGGTACCATGCGCGACATGACTTGCTGTAACTTTAAATGTGTAAGCTGAATCATATCAGCAAACCCAGTAATTCTACTAACCAAAGATTCAATACGACCTTCATACATACGAGGTGCCACGATAGAATAGTTCATCTTGACTTTGTTAAAATCAGATTTACTACGCATCATGTTTTCAGCTTTGTTCCACTTAAGAAGCGTATCTGTACCTAATATGATTGCACCTTCAAAAATACACTCTACAGATCTCTGTAATCTTGAAAAGTTAGTTTGCTTGTCTTTAGGTGGATTAAAAGTATCTGGCTTCATAATAGCCTTAGCTCCACCTGTTTTAGTTTCTTTTACCTTATAAACATCGTTCATGTGCGTTCTATAATTAAAGTATAAAACCTGAACTTTGTTTTTATCTGTCTCTTGTATTCTTCTTCCCGCCTCGTATCTTTTGCTAGACTTTTTATATATTTCTTCTATGTCAGCCTCGGTTAGATGATCAAACTCTCTAGCTAGTTCGTTAATAGGTATTGTCTTTACTTCTCCAACGTAATATATATCATCAAAATAAGGTGACTCCGTGTAAGAGTAAACTATATTAGCTGGATCAACATATTCTACTTTAGCACCATCGCTATAGTTAAACGTTGTTTTTACGCAGCCAATACCTAAAACAGTTAAGTCATACAACATTCTACGCCTAACTAAATCATAGTTACTACCATCTAGTAGAACGTTAATAGCTTGTTCGTTTGCTATTTCAACAGCCTGCTTATAGTTTAATCTCATATGAAGATCAAGCTCTTCTTTGCTATCAACTCTTTCTTCTTTAGGATTCTCATATATGTCCATACCAAACTGAGACACTACAGTGTCGTTAAATGCTTTAGCTTCAATGTCTCTAAGCATAGACTCCATATACTCAGTTCTTTTAGTAATACCGTACTTATCTTCAGAATATGCTTTTATTTCAAACATACGCTCAGACATACCATTTACAACTATATCAACAAACTTTGGTACAATCGGTACGGGCTTCCAATCTAAATTTAAATAAGACAAATCACCATTAATAGATAATTCATCTTTATATTTTTGTATAGACTGTTCGCCTCTAGCATACAGCCTTAGTTGATGAAACTTTTGTTGAGAAGATCTATATCTATTATTGTAAGAATCTTTAAACCACTCTTGCTCAATAGCCCTAGCAACTTTGAGGCCATACTCTGAACTCATTTTTTCAAGATCAGGCACGGCTTGAGAAGGAAAGTTTACATATATATTTTCCGCCATACTTATTTAATTATCTGAGAGCTAAGCCCTTCGTTGTTGTATTTTGCTATATTCAAGTTTAATGGTTGTTTTTCTATTTTAGCGTTAGGCGCGTATAAGTGTCTATTGCATGCCATGATGGCAAGCCCAGAACTTATCGAAGCGTCATGCTTTGTTCTACGGTTTATGTCAAACTTAGCCCAATCAAGTAGTGTGTCATTGAAATACATTGTTCCAAAATCACCATCACCTAAGTGACCAACATGATCGTTAATATACATTTCAATTGCAGCCGCGTGAGCTTGCTTAATGTCTTCGCTTGAGTTTGGTATACCACCAACTTCTTTTTCAGCTGTTGATAATTTTTTCCAAGACTTGTCTGGTCTGTTCATACTGTAACCTCTGTAACCTCTACGTCTTAGGTAATACAGTAATCTAGGTTTATTATTCTCCGCAAGTAAAGGCATGCCGTAAAAAACTAGTGCCATTAAAACATCTTCAAAAAACATCTCTGCGGTTTGTGGTCTTGCTATATACTCTAGGAAAAACGTACTCGATGGTGCGTCTTCCATAGAAAATTTTGTTAACCCGTGTAAAGCTCCTTTAGAACCGCGACCATCAACCGTACCGCTGATATCGTAACTATCACAACCAAAGGCGCCAACATGATCGTTACCGGGGTATTTAATTCCATTTTTTATTATTTGTTTATTTTGCAAATGACTTGGCGGTACCCAGCTTACCTTGAACCTACCTCCAGGATCTGGGTGAAAAACAACTTGTGTATCACGTATACCATTAACCCACCCAAAAGAGCCCGTTGTAGTATGCGCATTATGTCTGCTGCCTTCGTTGAAATCAATTTGCTCATAAATCTTAATTAAATTAAATATACTATTTTTAGTCTCGTCTCTGAACG